ATACGTTGGAACTGTTTCCCAGCGCAGCGTAAATCTCGTTAAAATTATCGTTAATCTTGTCAGCGCCAGCACGAAGAGTGTGTCCGGTGCCGTCATTAGCGCTCGACCCTATTCCTACTGCCTGCTTTGCCATTTAGCCCTCGTCAAAAGTTTTGGTGCTTGAATCCAACGTAATGCTGGATGAATCAAATGTCGTGGCGCTGGTGGTAGTCACGGCTGCAACACTTACCGTAAAAGCCGCTCTCAACACCGCTATCACTGCTGCTGGTTCCACCCCGACAGTCGCATTTTCACCACCCCCGCGTTGACCACCGATGGTTGCGGTGCCGGACGCCGAGGTAAACGTGTAAAGGTTAGAATCCGTGACAGTAATCGTATAACCAGTGGAATTCTCCAATGCTGCTTTTGTAAATCCATCAAACGACCTCGCTTTTTCAAACCTTACAACATCTCCTGTCGTACGTCCATGAGACGGCTCAACTACCGTAACAACGTCACTACCCGCAGAACCAGATAGAAAAGGATTCAAAGGCAGCAAACGAGAAACAGTAGTCTCGGTGCTTTGATCCGGACGCGGATCATGGATAGCCTGCGGGTCCGGCCCCACGCGAATCGGCTCTAACTGTGGGTGCTTTGACTCAAACTCATCGGGGCCAACCTTGGAGCCATTCCACTCCGTGACCATTGTCACCAACCGATATCTAAACCCGGATCGGTCAGATATTCCGTAGGCATCCTTACCCGAAGCAAACCTGGCCATCAGTTCACCCGTAGATACTGCATGCTAGGCTGTAGTTTCAAAGCCACACGATCCTCATCCTCATCTGCCGCACGTTGAAATTCTTCTTCATACACCGCCTTGAGAAGCTGCACCCTCTCCGGTGCCTTCTTCATTGCAGTGTAGTACGCAAGGCCAGCAACCATGCACGGCAAAAAACGAAACGGTGCATCTGTGGTGTTTACCAAGGCATCCGCATCTTCGATGCGTTGAACATAGTAATACACAATGCTGTCGCTAGAACTGTCAGGTGTAGGCCAGAGTATAATTTCTGGTGTGGTCTGTCGGCTATAGTAATACTGACTTGGACGCCCTGTCTGTGACTTGTTAGGAAGATACAGGTACTCGCTTCTAGACATGCGGTCTAGCTGATAGTCTACGCTGCTGCGCCGTAGCACAACTTCTAACAAATCAGTGTATGTGGTGTTGAAAGCGTACGTCGCTGTGCCAGAGGTAAGAGATTGCGTTGCTTGCTTTACTGTCCAGAGATTCAACCCACGATTGGCCCAGTCAGCGAACATCAGGTTCAAAGAACGTCGAGCCGTACGCGCATCGTAGCCGGTGCGAACCTCAAGGCCGCACCGTTCGTATGCCTCTTCTATGATCTCAGCTACGTCGAGATCAAAGTCCCTTGAACCTGATGTAGTCATTTTTTATCTCCCGCGTACAGATTATCAAAAATCTGATTTACGTCCAAAGTATAGTCCAGGTCAGACTTAGAATAGTGAACATGCTGCGAAGGTCTGAAGTCAGGAGCACCTGACCCTGTTTCGAACCATGCCGGATGTGTCACCCGCACTCTGTTATTAGGCAAAGCGATTATATTCCCTGTCCATTTTCCTGCATCCAACAACTCTAGCACATGGCTTTGTTTGTGTTGGGCAGGGTCGTCAGCTACCTCACTTTCAGTGTAATCCACTGTGAAATAGTATTTTGCCGGATACATCTCCCCGTCTACTTTTGCCAACCAGGGACACGGTTGTGCCCTGTCTAACACATAGACCGCATGAGTATGAGACATGCAGTCCCAAGGTTGAGCGTAATGAACCGGCATCGGTTCAGGCCACTCGTCTAGCGGTGTATCACCAACTAATGCTGTTATGGGCATTCTTGCCCACATTGCGCCTCCATGGACGTTGTCTTCACCGGTGTCGTCCACCTCACACCCAGTGAAGATTGTTTGAAAACTCAAGCAGCGATTTGGCATCGCTGTGACGGCTATAGCCATCGCGTGAAGAAAGTCCCCGTGGTGGTCGTCATGATTGCAGGTATACTCTCTTCGCACCCAGCACTTGAAGTGCGGGATGTTACTCTGAAGAAATGCCACGTTTTACCTGCTCCTGCTTGCTCCGCCACGACGCATCTTTTTAACGCCACCACGAGCCATGCCTTTTTTCTTCATGGCACCGCCACGAGCGTAGCCTTTTTTCTTCATGGCACCGCCTGCTTTGCGCTTGGTAACTCCGCCGCGCTTCATACCTTTTTTCTTCATGGTGCCGCCCATGTTCTTCTTAGCAACGCCGCCGCGCTTCATACCTTTTTTCTTCATGGCACCGCCACGAGCCATGCCTTTTTTCTTCTTCTTTACCGCCATGATAAACCTCCTCTAGCGATTTCTGGTGGGCATCTGTCCGGCACCCGCCATTTCTTTACGAGGCGAACAAAGCATGCCGCCTTTCTTAAAACCTGGAACTCCTCGGCCTTTCAGAATATCAGCCTTGGTAACCTTGCCATCTTTGTTAAGGTCCGGAAATTTTTTAGCCACTCTTCTTTCTCCTTACAGCTTTCACACGACGCGGCTTACCAGCCGGCTGACCTATGCGCTTCTTTTGATTGATCCTACTACGCTTTTCTTTGGCAGTCATCTCTGATGCTGTCTTGGGGGTTTTAGACGAAACCCTCTTAGTGGGGCGACAATATGGAGTACCCCGTTTTTCACCTTTGCGACGCCCACATGCCTTACCAGTCCTCTGGTCCTTCCAGTCTTCTTTGAACCATCGTTTAAGCGCAAGACCACTTTTTGTTTTCCTAACCGCCATCGTTTAACTTACCTCTGCTGAAGATATAGCCAAATGAGAAACCCTATGCCGCTTGCAACCAGGAGTAAAAAGAATATGACACTAACAATTTCTACAAACTTACGACGACGCTCACGTTGCCTGTATAAGGTTTCCTGTCGTTGTTTTCTAATCTTACCTTCCATACGAACAAGTTCGTCCCAGTGAGACCTGCCCATTGTAAGACCAATCCAGTTTTGTAACTCCAAACGCTGTTGTTGTGCTTTCTTCTTTGCTGCAAAAACCTCGATAGCCTCTTGTTCAACACTCTTTCCACCAAATAACTTTTTAAATATTGGCGGATTCTTCGCTTCTTTTTCTGCTTGATCCAGATCTGATAGCGCGCCCATCCACCTGGATAAGTCAGACGCCATTGCCTCTATATCGCGGCCAATGGCAAAGCCCTTTTTTATCGCGCCAAAAGCCGCCGAAGCAGTCGCCATTGCAGATACTGGATCCATCAGTATACCTTCGTGTCTCTATCTACCATCTTTGGCAAACAATAAGATGTGATGTTCTGTCCTTGCTTGTGCAGTCTTTGTGCAAAGTACACGCAGTCATCGACAGAACGAAAATACATGTCATTACTAACCAACGTACGTTTTTCACCCACCCCAAGATACACGAACAACAAAAACACATGGATCAAGATTGTGTAACCATGCCCTTGGTTCGTTTGCGCCGATCATTCATGATAGCGCCACAGCCACGAGCCACCGCAGTTCCCTTTATTGGCTTTCCTCGAAAAGGTCTCTTTGATCTTTGCTCTGTGATTTCGATTCCACCGTCAGCCCGTTTGCTTTTTTTCTTTTTGCCGCCGGTGCCATAGTTGGCAGCGCCAACTTTTCTGCATTTCGCAATGGCCCCACTAGCGTACGCCGACGGGAAAACGCGATATCTCGCTTTAACTTTGTGATAGCATGCATCTTTAGGCATTCTTTCTTTTCCTTCTACTAGCGCAATGTGCTCTCTCGCTGAACCCGCGAGGCCGTTTGCAATTTACCTCTGCCTTACGCTTCTTACTCCACTTTTTCTTTTGCGGAGATTTCGAAATCTGCTGTCGTATGGAACCGCGCGAGATCGCCATTACCTCTCCTCTTGATAAAGTCTTCCCATAACGGCGTTAACATGGCGTTGTTAGAATCAACTTTTGCTGCAATCACCGCCGTGCGCTTGTCCACCTCTATGAGGGTTGTAAGGATCCAAACCACAAGAGAAAGAGCCACGCCGCCAACACCAATAACAAGGGTTTTAGCCAGGGTTTTTTCATCTAGCATTTCCACCTCCGCCTTGCCTGCCGAAGCCTGCTATTTGGATTCTTTGCAGCTTTTGGGAACTTCTTCATTTGACCAGCACTTCTAGCGCAAAAAGACTTACGTCGCTTTGCGTCTTTGCTGCCCTTTTTTACTTTGCCGGTGACCGCAGTTTTTAACTTTGAGCCTGGGTTTGCTCTGCGGTATGCCTTCACCCCAGCCTCGGTCATTCCCGCCCCAGACTTTGTGGGGCGGAAGTTCTTTTTGTTTCTGCGTGGCATCTTGCTGGGTGTACGTGCCATGACACTACCCAAAGAATGCGGTTATCGAATCAATGTTCGTCAGTGTTACGTGACAGCCGTCTTCGAAAATTATTCCATGATCTGGAATAGTGATCTGAGTGTCATCCCCTGCCACGAAAGTCATGGTCAAGAGAGTCGTGCCAGATCCGCCGCCACTCCTAAACACCGCAGCGGGGCTTCCACTGCTTGCGCTTCTGACGACAAACGACTTGAGTCTATTCCTGCCGCCAATCAAGCTGCCTGTCGCGGTAGCTGTTTTAGCAATAATGGAGCTTGCCATCGCAACCTCCTATTAGCTGTCGGCGAACGGTGTTGCCGCGCTGCCCGATCCTACAAGAACGCCCTGCACAAGATATACATTGTCTTCGATTGCAGTGATTTCCACGTACGATCCTTTGTCACCGCCCGTGGTCGTACCGTTCATCGAAATAACATCGTTGCTTGCACCCGGTACGAAAGTCGAAGAAGCATTGCTATCACCCACAACTTCAAGCGACCCGACGTACTTATCAGTGCCATCTGTTTTGATGTCACAGTCGGAACAGTCGGTGCCCACAAAGAATGTGTAACGAGCGCCGAGAGTGTCAGTTGAAATAGTTGGAAGAGTAATCGCACCGTCTGCATCATTCACTTTAATGATACGTCCGACATGATCGTCATAGGTAAGAGTGGTCTCTGCGGTGATGTTAACCATCGCATTAGCACCCTGTGCGGTGAAGCCGCGCTGGGACCGGACCGGACCCGAGAAGGTTGTTTTTGCCATGTTGTGCTCCTGTCTTGGCAAGTGTCAGACCTACAATAGGTCTGTCAGGTACTAGAGTATACTACCCGAAAAAAACGGGGGCTGCAATCGCAGCCCCCGAGGTAACTAAACCGTGTGCAAAAGTTTAGTTAGGGAGGAACTCACGCTCCTGGTGACCCAA